ACCTGATGAAGGGCTTCCTGGGTTACTATTAGCTATTGTATACTCATTAGCATAACGATTTACGTCAGCAATAGAACCGGCAACTGTAGTTACATTACCCGATACACCTGCAACTGTAGTTACATTAGCTGAAATACCAGCTACCGTAGTTACATTAGCTGCAATACCAGATACCGTAGTTACATTACTTATAGCATCAGCAACTGTTTCTATACTATTACCTGTACCTGTTGCTACAGCATCAGTAATAAGACCCAAATCTTCTTGATATGTTATATTACCAGATACTACTGCAATATCATTTAGAACAGACTGAGCTGGTGTAACTAATTGATACGCTGTACCATTATGAACTTTAAGTTCTTTATTAGAAGAACTATCAAACCACATATCACCAGCTTCTAAAGCATCAGAATCTGCTCTTGCAGTTGGTGCCGAAGTTGCTACCTGATATACATCAGCATAGTGGTGTACTCCAGCTATATTAGTTGCTACCGCATTAACATTAGTTATAGCAGTACCGACTGTATTTACATTTGCTATATTAGTAGCTACTGTATCAATTTCGCTAGTTCCTTCGTTTAAGTCCGAAGCAACTGTATTAATATTAGCAATGTTAGTTGCAGCAGTGTTAACATTTGCAATCGAACCTGCAACTGTTGTAACTTCAGTTGCTTTTGGGGTACTTCTGTGGAACGCATAAGTATTTAGAGTGGTTGTTGTTTCTACTATCATCCCGAACGTAGCAGCATAAGTTGTGCTATTTGCTAGTCCGTTGATAGTTACAGTAGAATTACCTACAGTACCGTTAGCAATTGTAGCCACTCCACTTCCATTGGATGTGATGTTACTAGAAAGGGCTTTAATACTAACAAGAGTACCTGCTCCATTATTAACGTCAGGATTAGCGTTTGGAAAAGAAGTTTCATTTGCGATAGGTACGAATCCGCCTACATCATCTACAAGATCAGTAATACGTGCATCAATAGCTGCTGTTGTAGCAACTTTAGTATCAGATGAAGACCATGCTTCTCCTGATGCTATCTCTGCTGCACTGCCTACTTTATAGAAATTTGCATCAGTTTCGGTTTCTGTATAATATCTATTGTCTAATTGTCCTGCATTTAACTCTGTTTCCGTATAATAACGATTATCGAGTTGACCTTGATTTAATTCAGTCTCTGTATAGTATCTGCTATCTAGTATACCTGTTCCAAGTTTAGCAGCAGTAATCTCACCATCTTTGATCTGAGCTACTCTTACAGAATCTGCTGCTAAGTGCTCATTATCAACAGCATCATCTTCTATCTTAGTACCATCAATACAATCAGCACCAAGTTTAGGCTTAGTAACAGAACCAGAACCTATTTGAGCTGTTCCGATAGCATCATTTGCTATGTCTGCAGCTTGTATAGTTGCATTTTCTATTTTAGCAGAAGTAATAGCTTCACTTGCTATATGTTCGGTATTAACAGCATTATCTTCTATCTTAGTACTATCTATAACATCAGCGACAAGAGAAGCTCTATCTACAGAGTTATCTGCTAAGTGTTCTACATCTATAGATCCGTTTACATAATGTTCTGAATCTATAGAATTGTCGGCTATTTTAGTACCATCTACAATATCTGCTGCTAAGTGTACACTATCAATGGAACCATTAGCAATATGTTCTGAATCAACAGCAGCATCTGCGATCTTAGTACCATCTATTAGATCAGCTTGAAGCCGTTCTCTTACAATAGGAAGATTCTGTTGTTCTTGTGCTGCATACAGGAATTGATCTTGGTTATTATTTAAATCAGAAGCCCTAATAGAACTACCAGCTGCATATACAGCCTCAGCTGTATCAACATCAGTATCTCTATAAACTCTTACTAATACACCAGATTTAGGTGCTCCACTGGTTTCTTGAACTGTGGAGTCTACACCATTAGCATTAATAAAAGTTATTTTTGATGGGCTTGTATGGACTGTATATCTATTAGATGCTTGTGTAACACCATTAAGAGCTACTTTAACTTCTGAATTTGCATCCGAAGCTGTAACTTCAATCGTAGGAAAATCATACGTATAGTCCTTATTAGAACCATTTACTGCACCTGCGGCAGGGGAGTCTTTATAAGTTGTGGCCATAGTTTATATGGAAAGGTTAGGTTTTTTGTTATCTATTCATTTGTAGTAGGGAGGATGTTTCGTCTAAAGTTTTCTTTTGAGCTATCTGTCTTCTTTGTTCTTGTTGTATCATGTTTTGGATTCTATGATCTTGCATCATTACTTTCCAAGCTTGTCTACGAGCATCAAGGAATAATCTTGCAATAAGTTTATTATGTAAGTATGCATTCATAGGATCTATTTCTTTTCTACCTGATCTTAAATCGCTATTCATTCTAGCAATTGAAGATTGAACTCTAGGATCAGCAGCTAATTTGTTTAATTGTAATTCTAAATTTTGATCACCTATTGCTTTTTGAAACTTAGATCTTAATTGTGGTGAATCTGATAAATCTGTGCCATCCGGACCATAGTACGTAGACATTCTTAAATCATAACCGCTTTCAAATAAGAGTTTTCTACCCGGACCTTGGTCTAAGTTCAAAGATACAGGAATAAACATATTCCACATCCTTGTAACGAAATCATACTCTCTTATTGGTTGACCATTTAACATATCATATTTGATTGCTAAAGGCTGTCCAGCTATTTTTTCACTTAATAAGTTTCTATTTCTTATAGCATCTTGCCAACCTGAATTTAATTCTTTCATATGAGGTGTGAAAAGTTTACCAACCTCATTTCTTAATCCAGCTAAAGGTATTTGGTTATTTAATATACCAGATATTACCCTATTTTGCTGTCCGGGTTTACCCGAAAATAAATCAACAAAACCTTGGAGTCCCTGTAAATAAGACTTACTAACTGCAGCTTGTGCAATAACTAGAGATAATTTTTGGAATTGATCCTGTGTCCACTCTTCTCCCATCAGCTGATTATGATCTCCAATATCAGCTACTGCAGAGAGAATTTGGTTAAACGGTTCAAATGAGTCATATCCGACCCATACTCCTCCAATATTTACGCTTCTAGGTTGCCATCCTGCATCCATCCAGACCTGTCTCATTGATCTGTCAGTAGGTCCATTACCAGTTAATCCTCCATTCATGAAGTGCATACCAGCCATCGTAATGACTGAACTTCCAATTGCTAATCTACCAGTTTGTAATGCCTTAGCATTCAATAAATCTTCAGTTGTCTCGATACCATACTTAGCTAAAGCTCCTAAATCAGACCCCGGTTTGGTGAATGCTACTTCATTAAACTCCTTTACTAAGAAGTTAAAACCCGGTGTATGTTTAGCAGTTAGTGTTAAACCATTTACCCCTGTCCTTGCAAATAGAAAGAAAGGTCTTGCCCAAGGAGTTTGTTGGAATGCTGTTTCCAATCCTTTAGCAAAGCCAGTTAAGTCTTTAGTAAGAGTAACTTCCTTTTTAGCGTATTGGACATTGGTATCAATTATATTTCCGTCAGCATCTGTTATTTCTGCAAGAAATCTATTCTCAGCATCTCTTAAAGTAGGTGCGTCAATCTGTGTTGTTCTACCACCATTAGATGCTTCCAAAGCTTCACGTACAGCTTTCTCTCTAGCTCTAGCTCTTTGTAGTATATATGTAAAACTATCGTCAGTAGCAGCCATAACCTTAGTAGAATAAGTTAGAAACTTATTATCATTAAGTGACCTAGCCATATTTGCTATTTTAAATGCAGCTTGATCTCCTGCACTAGCTCTACCACTGTCTTCTGCCCAATTACGGAACATTTCCCATTGCTCATCACCTTTCGTATATTCCATGAAACGTGATTTAACTGTAGCAACATCTCCATTCCAATATGAATTGAGTCTAGTTTTAAATATTTCAAAAGCTTCTGGAACCGCTTGCCTCATAGCATTAACTTGTGCTAATGAAGCTCGTAATGTAGCACCGTCTCCGGTAAATGGAAAGCGTAAAGCTGATCCTACAACTTGTGACATAGGACGTAAGAATGTTGCACTAGAAGTACCCATAATAGCTCTCATTGGTGTTTTAGGACCACTAAGTACGCTATTAATCATAACTCTATGCAGCTCATTTAGTAGAGCACCAGTCTTAACTTCACCATTAAACTCACCACCTTTAACTTTCTTACGAATCCAGTTATCAAAATCAGTTAAGTTATGAATCTCTTTATTCATAGAGACTGTTTCAAAAATAGCTTTAAATAAATCATCATTTGCATCTTCACCAGCTATTTGAAATGCTAATCTCCATGCATCAATTGACTCACCTACCTGTTTACTGAGGTTTTGGTTCACATATTCAGTCTGAGCAATTACTGCTTTCTTAGGATCAGCTGCTAAATTCTCTCCAATTGCTCTGAAATCCTGACTTTGTAGTAGTTGGGAGCGTTTTATTTCAGTTGTTGCTGTAATTAGTTTATCATATAGTGCCTTTGCAGGTCCATCTACACTACCTAAATCAACAAATTCCTGTAATTCTCTACCAGCTAAACCTAAATCACGTATTTCACGTACTAAAGAACCTACTAAAAGGTCTGCAGCTTGTACATTTTTAGTAGTCCAAGCTAACATTTCTTCAGGACTGTCCTCAAAATACCTATGAGCACCTTCAAAATACTCTGCAAGGTACTGTTCTGGACTGATATCAGCAGCTTCACGACCTAAACCTGTACGTTGGAATGTTTCAATAGCATCTCCAGCTACATTTCTTAGGGTTGTACCGCCTTCTCTTATCTGTTGTAGAGCAACTTGGTATCTTGCATCACTAACTAAGCCTTTATATATACCATCCAAAGCTTCATCACTTAAACCATTTGTTCGAGCTGCTGCTTCTAGGTTACTAGGTGTCGTAACAGACCCCGGAGACCCTTCTTCAGCTCCCCATTCCCTTCTAATTCTGGTTTGGGACTCTTTTACATTGAGTACATTTTCAGTTGATGTAGGCGATCCTTGAGATGGATTAGCCATTGGTTTGTTTTTATGACCACCAAAGCCTTCTCCTCTTTCAAGTAACTCCTTCTGACCTTTCTCTAACACCTGAGCATCTACACTCTGGCTTCGAGCTGCACCTTTTGCTACAGCTTCGTCAGTACCATCTACAATACGACCATCAGGTAATGCAATCTTCTTGGCTTTACCTAGAACTCTAAATATTCCATTAGCTAATTCTCCAATACCCATACCTTCTACAACATTTTTAAATGTTTTAACGGTTGGATGATCAGTATCATTAGTAGTTATAGGTGTATCAATAAAACCATATCTATCTCTTAATATTTGTAACCCATTTGCATCTTGTGAATACTTAGAAACTAAGTCAGTAGCAGCACCGACTGCAGCAGCTCTAGCCCATTGATTAGCAGCTAAACTACCGACAGCAGCAACAGCTCTACCAGCTCCTAATGCAGTACCTCCAGCTGCAAGTAACGGAGAAGCTGCAACTATAGCTCCACCTAATGTACCAAAGTGAGTAGCACTTCTAATAAGACCTCCCCACCATGTTTTAGTTTCTATTGGATTATCATCATTGGTAAACCAATCATCCCATTCGGTATCATATCCACCAGCTGCTTGTTCTCTTTGGATTTCTCCTGTGGCAGTATCTAATAATCTTTCAGGTAAGGTAACAATAGAAGATGCTGTATCTTGTATACCTCCACCAAAAGCTGATTGAAGTTCTTTGACAACTCCACCTATACCCCACTGTTCTCTATTACGTGGGTCTTCTTGTTCAGCAGCAAATTGTGCATCTTGCTGTTGTTTTGCAGCTTCATCTTCTGCAAATACTTTTTCCTCTGCTTCTCTTTGTTGTATAAACTGTTCATCCTCGGATACTGTTTGTTGCAGAGCATCAGTATCAACAGTATTTAAATCATATGTCATAGTACTGTATCTGCAGTTAATCCGGGTGTTAAGGTTTCAGGGTTAGTCCAACTACCACCTGAATCAATGTAATTAGCTTGGCTGACGCCCCATTTATTTCTCTTCCAAACCCTTAGATATTGGGTCATAGGTGAGCCACTTTCTAGTTTTAATACACTATTAGGTTTAGGTAGTTCCTTACCATGGACAGCCATGTATTGTAAATTAGCAAGGTGCCATCCAGTCATCGGTACACCATTCTTAGATACTTTCATATCTCTGGCTAATTCTTTATAGAAAAATGGTATCTGATTACCTAATGGATCTTTAGCATAGCTTTCTAATCTTTTGAATTGATCTTCTGAACCGGGTAATAATGTGGTAGATACATATTTATTTAAATCTACACCATTATTTTTTTGTTCAATAATATTATTTTTAACCTTACTTAAATTTCTAGCAAATTTCTGATCATTAGAAGTAAAGTTCTTTTCATGTTTAAATGAATCCTTTTCAATTAATTTTATAGTAGAATCTAAGGCCAAACCATATCTATTCTTTTCTTCTACTAAACCTTTTAATCTATTATATTCTTGATCGAAATGAGCTTGGGCATTGATATGCCTGATTTGAAAATCTTTACTCTGAACTTGACCATCAACTCCTTGTGTTTCTCCTAAAAGATCTAAGATTTCTATTCTAATTCTAGCATTTTTTTGCTTAACTAAATGATTATCTAAACCGAATCCATCTACTAATTTTTTAAATGCTTCTCTTTTACCTTGATCTTGTATAGAATTTATAACATGAGCAGCTGGTTTTCTGCCGCCATTATATAGTTGTATTGTATTAAAAGCTATAATCTCATCATCATTTCTATCTTCTAAAGTGTTAGCTGCTAACGATTTAACAAACTCAGGAGGCTCAATACCAGCATTAATTGGGTCGCTATTCCACATCTGTAGAATTTCAGCAGCTTCTTGTTCAGTAGGTGGGCTCCCCCTCTCAGCTAATTTAGATTGTATTTCTAAACTGAATGATGTTTTACGGTTTTGTATTTCTCCTAATTTTATATCATTTTGTTTCTTCTGGGCTGCAACAATTAACCCTGTTAAATGATCTTTACTAAATTCTTTATAATAACCTAATGTTTCTACTTTACCTGTGCCTCTATGCACAGTTGACATTAACTGATCAGATATATTATATAAAGCATGTGCAGGTATTTTGTTTGTTTGTACTAAATATGCGAGTCTATTGGCTATATTTTCTCTAGCTTTCTGTTCATTACCACCCATTTCACCGACTTCAGTTGATAAGATTCTATCTACTTCAACTCCTAATTTGTTTATGTTAGGATTAGCAGAAGTAATAAGTTGCTCATCATAACCTTTTAACCTTATTAAATCGTTCTCTGATTTTCTATTTTCAACCCATTTAGTTCTTATACCGTATACAGCTTTATCATATATTGGTTTATATTCGGACTGTAAAAACTCACCATTGGCCCAACTTACATCAGCCAAACCCATGTTCTTATCATATATTTGCATGACCAGATCACGTTCATCTGTATCAGCAGCGTTTCCCCAATGGATTACTCTATCACCAAGATTAACATGATGAATAAAGTTACCTTTGGCATCCTTTTTAGCTATATTTTCATTAAACTTTTCTGTATAGCTTAAACCAGCTTGTCTAAGTAAATTTCTTTTAAAGGAGACAGCTTTCCAACCAGTTAAATTGGTTAGTTTTTCATAAAGAGAATAATTTGTTTCTTTAAATTGTTGTGCTACATGATTATAGTAAGCTGTTTCAGTAGCTAATTTACCATTTTCTTCTCTATATTTTGCCAAACCTTCTAAACTAATATCTGCCTCTAGAGCAAGTCTTGATGCTTCATTTCTATATTTTAAGTCTCTTTCTTTATGTTGTTTCTCTAAACGCTTCTGCATTCCTTTGGAAAACCTACCTACATTATCAATAAGATTTCCATAGTTCTTAGCATCAGCTAGACGCTGTTGGTCGTTAAGACGAGCCATTTCTTCGGCTCTTTCAAAACCTTCGTTTTGTTGACGATAGTTCTCTTGCAGTGCTGGGAGGTAATCAGCTGGTTCGAGATAGTCAAATGAATCAAATTCTTCTGCCATTGGTTACCTCCTAATCTCCCTTACCAAGGAATGGTGATACGAAACCAAACATATCACTAAAGAATGCGACACCAACATTCTGCATAACAGGAATTGGCGGTGCAACATCTTCCACAGGTTGAGCCCATACTTTCGAGAATGATTTCTCTTGTGCAACTTTGGCTTTCTGTCTTGATAGTTTAACTCCTCTCATGAAGTCTTCTCTTGCATCAGTTAAGGCAGAACCTTTCTGTGCATAGAATCTTCCTAATGCTCCAGCTTCTAATACACCTAATCTAGATATTGATCTACCTGTTCTTCCACTACCCAGTAAGTTTCCATACTGACTCTTCTGTAAATTCTCTAATAGTGCTCCTTGATTTTCCATGAGGGTTTTATTTCTCAATCTATTCAATTTAACTTGAGCACGATTAAAAGTAGCATTTAACCCTAGGTGAATGTTTTGAAGGGTCTTTTGATGTTGTACTTTACCAGCATTATAGACACTAAGCTTCTGCATATGCTTCCGCTTACGTACCTTTAGCTGATATTCATACCTTCTTCTGGCATTTTTGTTAGCTGCTGATGCAGCCATTGCTCCTGCGCACACGGCAAAACTCGATAAAGGACAATTGGTTAGGGCCATAAGGAAGTTC